AAAACTTTAATGGATGCATTGCCGCTAATAGTGATGAGCTTATTGTGTTTTGCAATGGGCTGGGTTAGTGGATGTATCCTCAAACGAAAAAACAACAAGGAGTCATAATGGCTAAAAAAGAAAAAAAAGAACAGCCTGTCTTGAGTCTTGACGGTAAAGAGTATGTTATCGAAGACATGACAGTTGAAGAGAAGCAGATGATTAATCATATTAATGATATGCAGAACAAAATCAATACCAATTTGTTCATTCACGAACAGTTGGAAGTTGGTAAGGAGGCGTTCATAGGCATGCTTCGTACTTCTTTGTCAGAAGAAAAGGTGGAAGAAGTTGTTAACGCTGAAGTTGAGGAAGCAGTAGCGTAAACGTGATTATAAGACGGTCAAGCCAGGGTTACAGAGTTAGGCTCCACAGGAATAATTCCCCTGGAGCCACCCGTACGAAAAAATACAAAGACGGGACTACTGAAACACTGGCTTACCCATCGTCTTATACTTACTTTGTTGATGTTGATGGAGAAGTTGTTAAGAAATCTAATAGTTTCAAGACTGCTGAGGAATATTATGTTTCCGAGTGTGCTAAGAAGTATGATAATGGTCATGGTAGATTACGCATTGGTAAACACCATTTGATTAATAGTGTGGCCACCTCGCAGTCAGAATATCCTACATCTTCAAATACAAAGGATGAAATAAAAGCTTTCTTCGATATTCGAGGTATTGAATATGAAGCAAGTGAGAAAAAGGAAGAGTTATTATCAAAGATTCAAGATAACTACGATGAAAATGGTAATCTTGTATCAAAAACAATAAGGAGGTAACATGACATTTCATCATGGAATCGTAAATTATTTAACAAGTAATTGTTGGCTTGACCACTGGACTGCTACGCATATGGCTGCAGGTGCATTTATATGTAAGGTGGCTCAATGGTGTGGAGCGTCTGACTTATGGGCAGTATTATGGGTAGTAATTATTGGTGTCCTATGGGAAATATATGAGTATATAGTTGAAGGTACTGAGGAAGTATATGGAACAAAGCAGAAGTGGATTAATAATACCACATCAGATTTAGTCGTAGAGATTGGTCTTGCCGTTTGGATGGTGATATGAAATGGGCGGCGCTTCTATTAATGGCAATCGGTTGTTCAGATAATATATTAGAAGTTGAACGTAATTATATAAACGCAACAGACCCTTTGCCTTTCTACTTCGGAGCTGAAGCTGAACAAGGTTATTCCGTAAATCAGTGGTCACCCGTATATTACTACTATATATATCAAATTGAAGAAGGTGAATATGATGCATATTTTCATTGTTATTTGATGAACGGTGACACAGTTATCTATTCAGGTGTAACAAAGGTATATCCTGAATATGGTAAAACAGTATATGGAGAGTATAAGCCTGATGTAGATTTCCCAGCATATGGAATGGGAGATGTAATACCAATGGCAATGATAAGAGTAGATGGAGTAAGATAATATGCCGGGAAAACGTAAATACCGAGGAGAGTCATCGAAGTCTTTTAAAAAGAGGTCAAGGAAAAAGGGCAAGTCGAGAACAAAAGCAAATAAGGCAGCTAAGAAACGATATGGCTACTAGTAAAATAATAAATTCAACAGGGAGGATAAGGAATCGGAGGGAATAAATCATGGCTGAAGTATATGCAGACTATGGTGTTATTGGTGTCATGGTACTGCTATTCAGTGGTATGCTTTACTGGATTAGAGGATTTTTTGATAGATTAGTTAATAATAAGATGGAAGACCTTGAAGAAGAAATACAGCAGAATAGAAAAATATTAGTTAAGTTGATTGATAGATGGAATGTTGCTGATGCGGCGAGGGATAAAAGATATGACAATCTTGTTGATAATGCTGAGAGAAGGCATGAAAAACTAACCTATGGATTGAGAATGAATGGTGAATCTTTAAATTGGTTGAAAGGTAAGTTGGATAAAAAATGATTGGTCACGACTCATTGAGGGTTGTTACGGCAAATTTTGTAGGGTCAGGTATATTCTTAATTGACATGATACCTTATGTGTTACAGTTGGTAATTGCCTGCTTGACAATATGGTATTTAATACTAAAAATAAAAGACATAAGGAGTAAATAATGGACTTAAAAAAGATGTTACTCGCAGCTGCTGAAGCTCAGTCTGATATGATTAAAGATGAAATGTTGACTCATCTTGCATCAGATGAAATGGCAGAAAAAATTGCCTCAGCAATCAATGCCAAGATTGACATTCCCTTTGTATCAGAGGATAAGGAACAAATATTCTTTGAGAAGGTTGTTGATGTTGTAACGGATTTGCTTGAGGGCTTAATGCGAGGTAAATAATTGCCAAAATTATCTTACAAAATCACCGAGTTTCATGGCGGTACGAATTCAAATGCTGACCCAAGGGATTTAGCAGATAATGAACAGCCGTATACTCGTGATGTTGATGTATCAAAATATGGTCTGATAAAGATAATACCTGAAGCATATCCGGGTGCTGCCAAAGAAAAGCTTACAAATGCTTGGAGTAGTGGCGTTAACAATTATGGTTTACATTTCTTCGGAGCAGACAATAGGCCAACTGATAATGCTGATGGTAACTTTACGTTAACTGCATTATATGATGGTCAGTATGTTGATATATATGCTGGTGGTAGTTTTGATGACTGGAACAGGGGTGATTATACATTTACAGATGCAACTTGTGATTATAATAATGACCCAACTATTACACATGATGCGAATCCTTGGATTGTAGCTGGTTTATCAGTGTCTGGTACTGGAATCCCAACTGACCCTGTCCCTACGATTAGCAGTATAACAAGCACAACAGAATTTGAACTATCAGCTAATACAACTGGTGGTTCGGTAACGAATGGGACTCTAACCTTTACAGGTGTAGAAGGTGACAGAAGATGGGCATCTAATGAGATTGATTTCACTGGTGGAAGTGGTTCATCTCAACCTTTATTTTATAATGCTGATGGTGTATTGAGAGTATATGATAGGGCATTAGAGAATGCACCAAAATGGTATGGTCATATTGAGGCTGAAAGATTTGCTGGTATTACCAATATAAATTCTGGGGAAGACGGCACAGGCCTTGATGATTGGGTTTCAACAACTGCAGCTCCTGCTTCCCCAACGACTGGTTACGCTGTTATGAGCACTCCTCAATCAGGGTCTGAAGCTACTGGAACAAATCCTGACTATGATGACCAAAATGGTGGATTAAATTCTTCTGCACAGGAATACATAGGAGTTGTATCGGCTGAATTTTGCGCGACAAATTCAGTTAATCTAAGGGTTGGTGTGCAGATGACTGAGATTACATATCAAACTGCAAGTGATATTAATACTGGCACGACTGGAACTCCAAGTGATGTTCATGAAATAATACCATTTATAGGAACAACTGCAAATACACCAAACACTTGTGCAAAAGTTTATCCTGGAGCATCAGCTCAGCAGACAATTTCTGCTGGTGCAAGTTTTGACTTAACAATTGATGAATCAACTAGCCTTGTATTTCCAATATATATTGATACTGCTGTAAAGGGAAATATAACATCAATGAATTTCAGGGTTGGTGATGATGCATCAAATTATTACAGATGGAATTTCTCAGGTTCAGAGTTTAAGTCAAATGTATGGAATATTGTTGTTTTATCTAAAGATAAGAATACAGCAACAACAGGAACTCCCAGCGACTGGGGTGATAGTTTTGAATATTTTCTTGCTGAGGGAAACAGCTCAGCTGCTGATACTGATGAGCCAAGTTGGTATCAGTGTGGAATCGCAACCGTTCCAGTATCGGAAGAATTAACTGGATACCCTGAAGGAGAACATACATTTCATTATACTTGGTTATACGATGATTCAAAACAGGAATCTCTTCCGTTTGAATTTGCAGAACCTGATACAAATCACGCCTTAAATAATAGTTCAAAAATAAATATACTTGGTGATAGTGTATTGCTTCAATTTCAGGCATATATAACAATTGGAGCTCTAGATACTTATGGAATTGATAAAAGAATAACAGGTGCAAGACTATACGATAAGGTTGATACTGATGATAATTATTATTTAATTGGCGAAATTGATTTCATAAAAAAAGGATTTATGTTCTTTCCAGATTCAGACACTGTTGATTATTCGATTGTAAATTGCAATGATACTTCCAGTGCTCCCCTAACATTTACAGGTGTAATAAAAGGTATTAAACCTGTTGAAGCAAATATTATTGATACATTCAAAACAATTAATGGGTATTCTACAACAACAAATTCAGTCAGCGCAGAGTATAAGACTGCTGTTACTCAAGGAAGAAGGGCGTATGTTGGTAA